TGTGCGGCAACCGACCAGGGCTCTGGTGTGCGCCCTCCGAAGCGGTTGATCTTTGCCATGGCGTCGCCCAGGGCCTCGGCCGACAGGTCTGCGGGCTGCAGGTTTGCCAGATCGATGGCGCCCTTCTTGGTATGGAAGGTGATCCCCATCAAGCTGCCGCCCCCGCTGCAAGCGCCACAGGGGGCTGCCATTCGATGATTGATCCCTCAAGGAAGGTCGGGCCATATTCCGCGCGCCACTCGCTCTCGAGGATCGAGAAATCCTGGTATCCCAGCGACGCGGCGAAGCGCTCGAACCAGACCACGGGGACACCATCCAGACGGATAGCGTCGATCCGGCCGGCCACCCAACTGATCTCACAACGCAAGCGATCGGTGCAGATCGGGTCAGGAATGATCGGGCTGAAGGAGGTTCTGTCGGTCAGGCGGATGCGTTCGCCCGGCCGGGCGTGACGCTGGTTGGGCGGCCGGAACGTGGCGTTTATCGCCCCGGCCTGGATCAACGGGATCATCTTTTGGGCGAAGGCATATTTCATCATGTCAGCCCCGCGCGAGGTTGAAGCTGACAGAGACCAATTCGCCACCGACCTCAGCACGCATGCGAAACTCCGGCGAGGTGCGCGAACCCGTGACGCGGATCGCGTCTTTCAGGGCTTCCATGGCCGCGACCCATTTGGGATCGGTGATGTCGTGCCGCAGGAGCTTGAAGAGCTCGGCCTTGTTTATCTTGCCTTCCTTGTCGACGTTGAATGCGCCGGAGACGATCAGGCGCAGGGGGGCCGCAGCGTCCTCAGACCAGTCACGCAGGCAATCGTCGATCAGGGCTTTGGAGGCCTGGAGCTCCGGTCCGAAGTCCAGCGTGTCGCGCACGCGGATGCTGATCCGGTAGCAGTCGTCGACGGTCATATAGGTGCGGTTGCCCTTCGGACCGCCCTTCTCAACACCATATTTCTCGGCGATCAGGGCATCAAAAGCACCCAGATCGGCGAAAAGGTGACCCCTGAAGCGGCTGACCTGGTCGACCAATGCGAGGAACCAGCCAAACTGCTCGCGGACCAGCGCGTCTTCAAGAAGATGCTGCGGCCTGATGGTTTCGACAGGCAGAAGTGCGCCCTTCGCATCGGACATATAGGTCTTGCCCTTGAAGGTGACCTTGCCGTCGGGGATCTCGGCAGGGGTGAAGGCGGATTGATGTTCGGACATTTCAGAACTCCTTGAGGCGGGGGAAAACGAGGCGCTCCGGCACCTCGAGCTGCAGGGGCGGAAGTGGGGCGAGGCCGAGGATGACGAGCGCCAGCGCCATGTCCTCGGCCTCGTGCAAGCTGAGGTTGGTCAGTGCCCGGTTGCCGAGCAGGTCGATCTTGCCGAGGGCACGGGCAGCGGAGGTCAGGACGTCTCGGTCGGATCTGACCGGCCGCTCAGAGCGGTGGGCTTCAGGCAGCGCCATTGGTGGCCTCCGAGGTTAGGGGGTTGAGGGGGCAGCGGCGGCAGGCCCGCCATTGCGATATCTGTTCGGGATCGGAAGTTGACATCGGCGCCGCAGCCTTCGCCTTGCACTCGCTGGCGGCGAGGCTCGATCGAAGATGCGGACACAGCACCCGTCCCCGATAGAGCTTCACCACGCGCGCGGCGTGCTTCCGGCTCGCAAGATCAAGGCTTTGTGCAGGGTAGGTGCCCGAGAGGATCATCGAGAGAGAGGGGCGCGCGATCCCGGTCTCGCGGGCGACCTGACTGATGCTCTTGCCCTTCGCCACTTCCTGGCGGCAAAGGGCGATCCATTCCGGCTCGGGAAGGTCAAGGTTCAGAGAGGGGTGCACAGCACGTCCTCCCCGATGTTGAAGTCATGGATGCCAGGCCGTTTCGACAGCACCACAGGCGCGATTGGCCCGGTGTCGGCCGCCAGCAGGAAGCGCTTGTAGCCATTGCTCGTCGGGGCAGTGCCGGACACGCGGTGCTGCGAGACCTTGACGTAGCCGGTTCGTGCCAGAACCTGAAGATAGCGCCGCAGGTTATCCACCGGATCGGCGTCTTCCGCTCGCGCCGCCTCCAGCACCACGTCCGGTACCGTGAAGAGGCGCTGCATCCGCATCGATGTCCAGGCGCGCTGGCGGAACGTGTCGGGGACGCGGCGGGCGCGTTCCCGAGGGCCTTTGGGCCCGGACCGGATGATCTCGTCCGCCGCCGCAGCGGTAAGACCCTCCGGTGTCAGCTGGTAGCAGCCGATGGCCATCCGCTCGAGGTAGTTCCGCCGCAGCAGGTTGGCGGCCGCGTCAGAGACCTGGCGTTTGGTCAGATCAAGGTCTTCGGCCAGCTGGTCGATGGTCAGGCAAAGACCGCCTGCCAGCTTCTGAAGCAGGGCGGTGGGCGCCTTGCCGGGATGATGCCGATCGACCATCACGCGGCCACCGGAACGCAGATCGGCTTGCCGGTGCTGCGGTCGTTCATCAGCACTTGACCGGCCATGTCGGCGACGGTGAGGCCGTCGGGGCCGGGATCCGCGCGCAGACCGAAGCGTTCGATATGGGCGATTGCCTCAAGGATTTCGCGATTGAAGCCTTTGGAAAGCCGCCAGACGAATTCGCTCAGGTCATTCGCCACATTGACCTCGCAGCGTCCGGCGATCAGGGCGCGCGCGTCGTCCAGCGAGGCGGGCCGGAATGTCACCTTGTTCGGCGCACGGCTTTCGATCTGGGGGAAACGCCGCAGGTTGTCGCGCAAGGTCCCCATGCCGACGAGGATCGTTGGCATGTATCTCAGATCCGAGATGCCACGGATTGCCTCCATTATCTCGCCGCGGCTGGAGATCATGTCGCATTCATCGATCACCAGGCCGAAGGTCTTGTTCTCGAACTGCGCCTTCTCGGATCGCTCGGTGAGTTCATCCAAGACACGCGCAAACCGCTCCCGCTTTCCGCGAATGCTCTTCGCGTCGATCGAAAGGGCCGTCAGGATCTCCTGGATCAGCCAGCTATAGTCCCAGCCCTTTTGCGCGCGGAGATAGATACTTCCGCTCTGCGTGACCCATTGGCGGATCGTTGTGGTCTTCCCCAGACCCGGCAGACCATCCACAACGACGAGGCAAGCCTCGACGGCGCCCCGCTGGTTGACCCTGTTCAGGGCGCCATAAAACTCGCGGACATTGCTCGTCTCGACAAAGGTGGGTTTCATGTTATGCTCTCCTCATTCCAGCAGTTTCTTGTCTAGGCAGCGGCACGGAGGAGGGTTCGAAGCGCCTCCGTGTCGATGCCGGCCATTTCGAGGACCTTTAGGGCCGTCGAATTCGTGACGCAGTCCCGCAGAACGCGGACCTGGTTGGGGGTAAGCTCTGTCGGGTTCGCCAGCGCCCAGACCGCCAGTTCCTCGTCCGAGGCGAACATCCGGCGGCGCGGCGGTGTAGCCGGGCCGACCATGGAAGTGCTGGCAATTGCCACTGTGACAGGGGCGTTCGGCTGCGCTGGCGCCAAGTCGATGAAGTCGGCGATCTCGGTGGCCTGCTGTTCGATCCAGGGCGTTTCCAGCTCGGCCAGCTTGTCCTGACGTCGGCGATCCAGCCGTTTCAGCGCGGCCTTGTTCCGGTCCTCGACCGCCTTTTGCTCGGCCGTCAGCGGGACATAGCGCTGCGCGTTTCCGGCGAATTCGGCCACACAGATCAGCTTGCCGGGCTGCCCGCTTTGGACGTCGAACTCACGCACCCAAACCCGGTCCGATTGGTGCAGGTCATAGCCGACAACGACTTTCTCGCCGTGGTACCCTTCAAGGGCCAGATGGAAAAACTCATTGGTGTTCCATTCGACAAGGCCGCGATGCGCGGTGCGGATCTCGTAGGGGCGGAACAGATCGTCCATCTCCGCGGGATCGATCCTGACAGGCTCGAACCCCCCCGAGACGTGCATCTCCCAAGCCTCGTTCGGGGACATGTGCCGCAGGCGACCGGTTGCGGGATCTTCGAACCGGGGCAGGCCGTCATGAGGCTTGTCGTTGTAGTCAGCGATGGTCTTTTCGACTGCGGCGATGAAGTCACCCCAGCTGGGCAGACGGCGCGCGACGCCGAACTCCCGGATTTCGCCGCGCGTCTCCTGGTGGACCTTCTTCTTGGCCTCCTTGTCCATGTCGCGGCCCAGATAGGTCGGCATGCGCTTGGCAAGGTCGTTCCAGACGTGGTTGAACCGTTCGATGATGCCCTTGGCCTGGCTGTTGTAAGGCAGCGCATGCATTTTCGTGATGCCGAGCCGACCCATCAGGCCCCCGACATCGGCATCAAAAGTCTTGTTTTTGTACCCGCCGCCTCGGTCAGTATAGAAGATCGCGCAGATCCCATGGGTCCCGCAGGACCGGCGCAGCGCCTCGGTCACCGCGATGACATTCTCCTTGCGGCTGACGGCATAGCCCACGCATTTTCGCGTAGCGACGTCGAGGACCGAGGTGATTTCCGGTTTCATCGGCTTGCGCGAAACCGGGTCAGCCACTTCGGCATCAAAGGTCTTGCCGTCGGCCGTGTAGACCGTCGTCGGCCACATGTCGTCCGTGATCCGGGTGACATAGGGCATGCGGGACCGCAGCGTCAGGATGCCTTCGCGACCGACGTTCTTCTCGATGCTGTTCAGCCTGGCGCGCAGGATCCGCGTCACCTGGCTCAGGGTCAGGGTCATCGGCTGAACGCCTTGCCGGGTTCCTGCCGCCTCCATCCACTGGCGGTGGGCATCAGCGATCGTCGGCTTGCCGGGCTGGGCGTAGAACTTCATGAAGGCGAAGAATGCCTCCGGGATCGGCTCGGCCTGCTTGGTCGGGATCGGGGCCAGGGCAAGGATGCCCTCCTCGTCGCGGTCCTTGAACCACTCGTAGAGCGAAGCCCTGCTGATCCGAGCTGCAGTTGCGCGATTGTTCGCCTTCACGAGTGTTTGCGCCGAAAGTTGAAAGCCGTCGTCGGCCGTCATGGCAAGGCGGCGCGCCAGACTGACGCTTTCGCGCTCGGTCAGGGGCAGGCCGGCGTCCCGGCGCCGCTCGATGTCCTGACGGGCCGCCCAGGCCGTCTGCGCGTCCAGAAAGCGCGCTATGCCCCTGGCCCTGGTCTCCTGATGCGCGATCGCAAAGCCTTCGATCGATTTCAGGATTTCGGCGCGGGCAAGCATGACCTCGCGGCGGGCACCGCTGAGGGCCGCGATGCGAAGTGCGGCGACCTTGCGCTGGTCGTCGGCCTGTTCGGCCTGGTGGCGCTGGACCAGCGCGGCCTGCATCGCCCGGCTGGCCACCGCATCGCGAAGCGCTTGGGGAAGCAGGGAAACATGGTACTCCCGGCTCGGCCGTCCGCCCTTGTTGTTAGCGGGCCGCCAGCGAGACAGGTGTTCCGGAAGGCCGTTCCAGCCGCTCCGCTCTGCATGCATCTGCACGCCTCGCTCAGATCCGGGAAAGCCGCCAATGCCGCGCCCGGTCACCTGGTCCGCAATCTCGCGCGCCGTCAGGAACTCTGTGAACGCAGGGTGGTTCGGGCCATGAAAGGGGATCATGTCGTTCATCGACGTGCCTTCCAGCGCGCCAGCATCGCCTGTTCCTGGGCTTCCAGTTCCAGGCGCTTTTCGCGGATCAGCTGCAGCTTGATCATTTCGGCATATTCCGACTCGATCACCGTCAGGCCGAACTCGCCGGGCGCAAAGCCCAGCAGGTCATGCGCTGCGGTGGCGTGGACCAGGGCGATGAAGGCGTCGAGCGGGATCCGGTGATCCTCCGACCCTTCCGAAGACCATTTGTTCAACATGGCTTCCGAGATGGGGCGCCGCAGATAGACCGCCATGCGCTTGGCCACCTCGGACCGCGGCAAGCCATCGTCGCGGCTGTCGCGCAGCGCCTGGCCGATCAGCCGGGCGATGCGATTGTCCAGGGGACCGCGACCCGTGACCTCGGCGCTGTAGCCCACGGCCACCCGGGGGGGCTCCCAGGCAAACAGGTCCTTGGTCAGGGGGTCGCGGTGACGTGCCATCAGATGCGGCCCAGCCGCTTCAGCGCGCCAAGGACACGTGCCTCGTTCTCGATCAGCAGCATGTCGAGCGAGGCATCGGGCAATGCCTTGATACCGTCGCACAGGGCGCGGAATTTCTTCTCCAGCGCCGTCGGCTGGATGCCGTTCTCCAGAAAGGCCAGCGCCGCCGCGACATTCTCGATCGCGGGATGATCCTCGCCCAGGATCAGGTCGAGGATCTTGGACTGGCGCGCGGGCGGCTGCTCGGAAAGCGCCTTCAGCTCGGTCTGCTTGTGGGCAAGGTCGCTCCCCACGAGGCGCGTCCTGACCTCGGGCGCCAGTTCCGTCCAGATCTTGACGGCAAGGTTGATCGCCTGCTTGGTCAGTCCGATCTTTTCCGCGACCGAACGGGCGAACCCGAAGATTTCGGCGGGCTCGGAAGGGGTGGAAAAACTTTTTCCACCATCCCTGCCCAGGACTTCGACCAATGGTCGCGCCCTTGCGCCCTCCCAGACCCGCTTCAGCTCGTAGAGGTGATGGCAGCGGTCAAGTGCGATCAGGTCGTGCCGCCCAAGATTTTCCATCACTTCGTCCAGGCGCGCAGCCTCGTCAGTCTCCGCATTCGACAAACAGATCGGGATAGAGCCCCTGCCCAGAAGTTCGAAGGCCCGCAAGCGATAGAGACCCGCGACGAGGCGATAGCGGTTCCCATCGAGACAGCGCACAAGGATGGGCTGCAACAGACCCTGTGCCTTGATCATCGCGGCCAGGGCTTCCGCTCTGTCGGGGTCGTAATCACGGGCCCTGTCGGTCGGAATTTCGATGTGTGACAAGGGGGCAGTCGGAAAGATCATGATTTCTGGGGGGCCTTCTTCAGGGTGTAAAGATAGCGCCAGCCGCCGGTGCGGCGGTCGGCGCGTCGAACGCAGGTGATGATGGCGCCCAGCTGGCGCAGTTCGGCGATACAGGCATTCACGGCCACCACATGGCCCTGCCGGACGATGGCGCGGGTGCTGTGCGGCCGCCCGTCTGCCAGAACGGCCAGCACCCTCTGCAGGCGCGGGCTGTCCAGCCGCGCCGCCTTGATATGGCCCAGGGTCTTGCTCATCGCTCCAGCGCCTCGGTCAGCACCGCAAGGCCAAACAGGGCGCAAGCGAGCGCAAGGCTTGCGAGATAGCCGGCCCAGCCAAGCCAGAACGTCCCCACGGCGATGGACGCCAGGTGCAAAGCCGCAGCGAGATACACCCACCGCATCATGCCGCCACCATCACGGGTAGCGCTATGTTTGTCGGCCACCAGATTTGTGATATGGTGGCGGCACCGAAGGGTGTATCCAGCACCCCCCGGCGCCTTCATCCCCTTCTGCGATACCCAAAAGGAGACGATTTCGATGAATGACAGGAAGCCTCCCGCCGGGGGCAGATCGGCTGATTTCGGATTTGGCCCACGGCAGCCCTCAACGACTTTCGTGACCAACCTTGTGCCACCGGTCATGGACGGACGTTCGATGGGTCCCCGGCAACCAGACAGCTCGCA